GCCCAAAGTTGCAATTTCACCTGTGTTCTTTAAACGTAATGGAATGTAAATAAATTCCACTGCTTTTACTGGCTCAATCGCTACATCTACGTATAGTTCGTTTCGATCAATTCTTGAAGGTGTATTGTTTGTCTCATCACACACAACTAAGAAGTCATACAATGCTCTCTGACCTACAAGTTCAAGTAATAAACTCTCAGTTGCTTGTTTGATTTCATCACGTGTGATTTTATCATTTGGTTCAAACATAAATGGTTTAGCAAGCAATGTCATTTGACGTCTTAAGTATGCAACTAATCTTGCAACGTTAATTCTGTCTAATGAACTAGCATTTCTTGCTCTAGTATATTGACCAAAGTTAACAAGTCCACTTCCTGTGATAAATGTTAATGGGTTAATTTTAACACCAGCCATCGTGTCTCTGATGCCATCGTTTAATGCAATAGCATTAAATTCGCCTTCGCTGTCAATGTACCCAACACTTGATGCATTAGTAATTCCACCACGTCTTGTACCTGCCGGTGCAAACCATGGGAACGATACCGCATCACTTATTGCAATAGTTCTCAACATCATGTGACTTGGTGGAACAACAATATTGTTTCCGCTTACGTCAGTTGTTAATCCTGATGGATAAAACATTGCCATGTATTCGTCATAACTTACAGCACCTTCTTCACCGTCTCCTGAAGCACTTGCTGTGTTATTGCCCCAATTTTGTAAAGCAGTTGCAGTTGGCTGTAATCTAAATGGAGTATCAGCAACAACAAATCCTGTTAAGCCTCTATCAACGTTTAGATTAATTAAATTGTTTGTTAGTTCTGGATATCCAGGAGCACTTAACAATGTAAAGTTACGTGTTTCTTCATCACGTAATAAATCATTAGTGTCTACTGCACTTTGTAGGGCCGCAACAACTGTTTGACGCTGTGCCTTTCTACCAAATAATCCTGAACCATCTTCTTTAGTTGTGTTCCAACCAATCCAACGGTTAGTTTTGTAACTTGCCATTGACTCATTAAGGTAACGTGTGTTTTTACCACTGTTAGCAGTAATGTCAATGTGTCCTGCTACAAATTTCTTAACGTTAAATCCTGAACGTCTTGTATTCCATAGCAACATACCTCTTGGATATAATGCTGGATCTGGAGCATCTGGATCAACATAGTTTGAACTTAGCAAGTCTTTAATAGTTGCCGCTGTATCACCTGTTGCGCCTGAAGCACCATAACGTGCATCTGCAAATAAGATACCGTCTTCAGTTGTTTGATCTGTAACATCAATTGCAACCCATTCAGTTGCGTTGTTGTCCCAACGATAAATTTTTGCACCGTACTCATCAACGTTAGCAGTTGAAACCCAAATGTCACCTTCTACTAGATCAGTACCATCTGATTGTCCGCCTGTCTTCGCTGGAGCAGTTGCTGAAACAATTGGACCTGCAGGATCGGTTGCACCTGCTGTTGGACCATAGTTTAAGTAACCTACCCACTTAGAACCATCGTGTACCATAATGTCGACAGCATCTAAAGTTGTGTCGTACCATAATGTACCATCTACTGGTACTGCTGTAGGAGCATTATCGCTTGCTTCATAAACAAGTGGTTTCCAGTTTGAAATTACAATACCGTGATCATTGTCAGAACCTGCGGCATAGTAGTTTTGTGTTCCTGATTCTACGCCAGCGTTTGATCTTGACCAAGTTGTAAATCCTGCTGTTGCTAAAATTCCGTTAGCATCTGTAATTTTAATTTCACCACCAAGTGCATGACTAATAGTTAAGTAACCATTTGATACGCTTGCTGAGATGTTAGTAAACCCTGCCGCTGAAATTGCACTTGCAATATCTTCAACAGTTGTTCCACTTACAGTAACAGTTTTTGCAGTTGAGAATACACTCGAACCTGCTACTGTTTCTGCAATAGACATTGTGTTATAACCTGGGTTTGCTGTTACAGTTGGGTTAGCACCCTGTTCTGTACCAGTAACAGTAGTTGGTGAACTTGTAACTCTTCTGTATAATTTAAAGTTAACAAGTTTCTCAACTCCAGTTGTTGAATCGTTTGTTGTTGATCTACCAGTGTAGTTTGCATTAGCAAATACAGTACCTGCTGGAATTAATGTTCCGCCAGTTGAATCAATTTCTTTTACTGCTTCTTCTCTAGTGCCGTAGATTGGTGAACTAACTGTTGACCAAACGCCTAAACTGTTGTTCCATACTTGAAGTTTTAGATTAGCACCGAGGTTTGGTGTAGTTGTTTTGAACCAAACACTACCACTTGGTCTAATGCCACTTCTTGCTGTTCCTGCAACTGTAACTGTGTCAGTTGATTTCCAAGTTGGAACACTTGAGTGTCTTGAAATTTGTGTTGCTGGTGAAGGATAATAAGTTGCAGTAATACCTGCATCTGCTTTAAGTGTTCCGCCACCTAAATCTTCAATAATAATAGCACCGTCGTCTGTAGTGCCATCTGAACTTGAAGTTCCGTCAGTGTAAATTTCTAGCACACCTGTTGATGTAACTTTTGCACCAACACCAGTGATTGCCGCACCGTTAATTGCTTGTGCTAACGCACTGTTTGTTGTGCCTGAAAGTGTAACACTTGTTCCGTTGATTATTAAACCTTGTCCATTGTTTAAAGTTGGATTAGATACTGTACCAACGATTGCTGGCCAACTTGAACTCCAACTATCTGAAGTAAATGTTGATTGTGAACCATTTGCCGCCGCAATGTTTGAACTTGTAGTTGAACCTACTTTAACCCATTGGTTGTCAGCATTTTTGTAATAAGCATCATTTGAAGTTCTAGCAGTTACAACAGCGTAATCACCTTTTGCACCTACGCTTGCTTTTGGATCACCACTAGCAACATCACCAACAAGTTGAGTAACCGAGTTAAGAACTAAAGGAACCTTGTTAGTAAATTTTTGTGTTGTTCTGTTCCATTCAAAAATACCAAATAATGAATCATTTGAATCTAACCAATAAGTGCCGTCTGCGGGTGAACCTGCAGGTGCACTTGAATTGCCTACTAGTTCTCCTAGATCGGCATCTGCTCTAACAACGTATGCTCTGTTAGCAACGCCTAAAAATGAATAAGCAGATTGTAATCCGTATTCATTAAGTTCGTTACCATGCAATGGGTTATTAGATGAATCTGTGTAGAACGTTGGTGTACCAAACGTTTCTGTTAATTCTCTTTGTGATGTAATAAGGTAAGGTGTACCAGCATTCGCTTGAAGCGTTCCTTGTGCTGTTCCTGTACCTGCGCCATTTGGCTTGTTAGCGGCAGTCGCTACAATAATTAGTGGAACTGTAGATGCCGCGGCTGGCGTATAAAAACTTTCGTCAATTACGCTAACTTCTACTCCTGGTGATGTAAGTGCCATCTTGTTACTCCTTTTTTAAGTTCTTAAACATATTTAGCCACGATAACCAAAAATGCGGTATTATATACAGCGAAAAAGGTAGGGAAAAGGGCGGGTAAATACAATTATGAGCAGACCATTATGTAAAACGTGCAAATCTAGACCCTGTGCAGTAAACTACAAAAAGGGTCGTACAACCTATTACAGATCTAAGTGTGAACAGTGTGCTAGAGGTAGAACACCAAGCATACCACTATGGTATCAAATTGGTTACCGACAAAAGGACAAGTGTGATAAGTGTGGGTTTACAAGCAAACACACAGAACAGTTTGCAGTATATCATATAGACGGAAAATTAACAAACTGTAGGCATAGCAATCTTAAAACAGTTTGTGCTAACTGTCAACGCATACTACACAAAGAAGGATTTACTTGGAAACAAGGTGACTTAACACCCGATTTTTAAGAAACTCAACACTACTGTCGTTCTCAATAACAGCATCAAAGTCCACGTTTGCCCATGCCCATTCTGATACGTGTACTTGGGGATATTTGTCCTCCATTTTACGTGATACAACAATACCTTTTGATTCTTTTTGAGCGGCTTTTTGACGCATTTCTGTTTGTGCTGTTTCCCACCATTCAGGTTCTTGGCCACGTTTAACACGCCATAGTTTACCACCAATAGAACGTATCATTTCTGCTTCGTTTTCAAAACGAACATCAGGAATAACAAAGTCTGTTTCAGGATGTGCAAGTAATTGCTGTTTTACCAGGCTTACCCATATACCATCATAGAAGCCATTACGCATACAATCTGTACCAAACAGTTGTAGTACTAGTCTAGGAGTTACAGGTTTACCAAGTTCTGTACTCCAGTAAGGATCCACTTTTTCACGCCAAGCACGTGAGTCATCTGTATTGCCTTCTAGCATTTCTCGATCCCAACCGAATACACTGGCAACACCGTCCTTAAGTTTATCTGCAAATGATATTTTTGTAAAGCCTCTTTGCTCTACCAAGAAGTCTGCCACGGTTCCTTTACCTGAACCAATTAACCCACAAATACCAATTATCATAAAAGATCCTTTCGAAAAAGTATCCTTAAATTGTATAGTCATTAATGTGGAAAGTCAAGAGGTTTTTAGCCAATTACGAAAGATAATGGTTTAGATCCATCTACGTAATTCGACAATTCCATTTCCAGTTTCTCCATTTCGGCTGTGGCATCTGCTTTAAGTGCATCACCATTTAGTGAAGTTCCGCCCTGAGGTGTTGAAATTGTAGCAAACTTACCTCTTGCTTCGCCTAGCATGTATTTGCTTACCGCTAGTGTATAATCTTTTAACCACTGTCCTGCATATGGATCGGATAGTAAATTAAAGTCCGGGCGTTGATTATAAATTTGCATAAGAATTTGTTCATCACTTCTAGGACGTTGCATAATGGTTAGTTTTTTAGTAACAGGCTCAAATTTAAAGTTAATAAAACTACCAAACATTTTACCTACTAGTTCCTGATATCCAGCAAAAGCATAGTAAGTTGAAAGTCCGCCCATTTGTGTTGAACTTAAAAGATATGTATTTGTGTATGCCAAGTTGAACGGTTCAAATAATGTACCACCATCTCCGCCACCTGATCTAGATCCAATTGAACGTCTAAACAGTTCTCTAACTTCCATTACTTCGTTTGGAAGAATGTAATCATTGGTATCTTCCTGTAATTGTAGTATAGCATAACTTTCTTCTACGGCATTTTCAGCACGTTGTCTGTATTTGCCCAATGCTTTTTCAAGTGCTACTTCGTAATGATTTGGATCAAGTTCGACATCAATCATGCCATCACCTAGCATAGTGCGGACATAGTTAAAAATTTGTTGCTTTTTGTTGTCTAGATCACTCATATAAGTTTCCTTTGTTAAACATATTTATTCAATAAATACTATTACGATGCCAAGATTAAGTTTATATAAACCAGAGAAATCCGCTGATTATCGCTTTATTGACAAGAATGTTAATGAAGCATTTCAGGTCGGCGGTACTGACATATTCATACACAAATACCTAGGGCCAGTTGACCCAGGAGTGGATAAAAGCACTCCTAGCCAACCCTATGGTACAAATGACATACCAGAGACAAAAATACAGGATCTGCTGTTTTTAGAAAACAGGGATAGAAAGTATTCCGATGATGTGTATGTAATTAGAGGAATTTACAACGTACAGGACTTGGATTTTGATCTAAGTCAATTTGGTATGTTTTTACAGAATGATACCATATTTGTTACTTTCCATATTAATTCCAGTGTAGAAGCATTGGGAAGAAAACTAATGAGTGGTGATGTTTTAGAACTTCCACATCTAAAAGACGAATACGCACTTAATGATTTCAAGGTGGCATTAAAACGCTATTATGTAATCGAAGACGTAAACAGAAGTGCAGAAGGATTTTCACAAACTTGGTACCCACATTTGTATAGATGTAAGTGTAAACCTATTATGGATAGTCAGGAATTTAAAGAAATTTTTGACAAGGATTCGGGAGAAGGAACAGGTAGCACTGTTAGAGATGTACTCAGCACCTATGAAAAAGAAATGCAAATTAACCAAG